CAGATGATGAAGCACTTACTGAAGCAGATTCTGAGCTACTAGGACTACTACTAGGACTAGCAGATGGCGAAACCGACTCAGAAGCAGATTCTGAGCTTGATGGACTGCTTGATGGGCTACTAGATGGACTAGACGATGGGCTTGATGAAGGTGATGCTGATTCGGAAGAACTCTCTGACGAGGACTCACTGCTAGAAGGTGAACTACTGGGACTTGCTGATGGCGATACAGAGGGACTTGCTGACTCTGACGCAGATTCACTACTAGAAGCACTTACAGATGCTGATTCTGAACTACTTTCACTGCTAGAAGGACTTATGGATGGACTGACAGATTCTGAAGCTGATTCACTGCTTGAAGCTGAAACACTCGCACTCTCTGAGCTAGACTCTGATGAACTTTCTGAACTACTTGCCGAAACTGATGCTGACTCTGAACTAGATGGAGATGTACTTTCTGATGATGATGGAGATGTACTTTCCGAAGGGCTTTCACTGGATGAAGGACTAACTGACTCACTCGCACTTTCACTTGAGGAAGGACTTGCCGATTCAGAAGCTGATTCAGATGATGAAGCACTTACTGAAGCAGATTCTGAGCTACTAGGACTACTACTTGGACTTGCAGATGGCGAAACTGATTCTGATGGTGATTCTGAACTAGACTCGCTACTAGAAGGACTTGTGGATTCAGAACTACTCGCCGACACAGATGCAGACTCACTTGATGAAGGGCTTGAACTCGGAGAAGCAGAAGGAGAAGCTGAGGGACTAGCTGACTCTGACGGACTTTCTGATGATGAAGGGCTTGCGGATTCACTCGCACTTTCAGAACTTGAAGGACTGGTTGAGGGTGATGCACTTTCAGAACTTGAAGCTGAAACCGAAGCACTCTCACTACTAGACTCACTACTACTGGGAGATGCTGATGGACTAACAGATTCTGAGGCACTTTCACTAGAGGATTCTGAACCTTCAAATGAAACATTCCAATAATCTGTTGATAATGTTTCTTCTGAAGCTGATGGACTAGATGATGCACTGGCTGATTCTGAGCTTGAAGGACTAGAACTTTCTGAGGCACTCTCGCTAGAACTCGGACTACTTGATGGACTACTTGATGCTGAACTAAGATTATGTTCTTCTACAGCAGCTGTATTATATGCTGGTTCGGTTGCACAATATTTTCTAACCCTTATGTCATCATAATATGAATAAGAACCATAATGATTTTGTAATGATATTCTGCCAGACTGTGTGGCATAACTTGTATCTGTTGAGGTTTTAGTTTGCCCAGCAACCTCTGTTTTCATTGTGCAAGTTGTGCCATCGTCATAAACTGTAATTCTAAAAGCGTGCCAAGTTCCAGTTGAAACTGGTGTTGTTCCTTGTGTTCCAATAAAACCCCAAGAAGCGTATGGTGGTTTTAAGTGAGAAACACCATTACTTGCCCTTGAATCCATTCTGTTTTTGTATCCAGTATTATCAGCACCACCCCTAAAACCAACCTCTGAAATAGAGTTTGTGGTTAGATATACCAATCCCTCAATAATTCCATTTCTAAAAGATGTATAACTTTTTGAATCAAGACAGGTGTGTCCGTATGGTGAAGATGTCGAACCACCAGCACATTCCATTCTACCATTTTGTTCTGTGATCGTTCCCGACTCTACTCTCTTTGTCCACTTGTCAGTATCCAAAGAATTGTCATCAAAATTATCAGCAAAAATAAATGTATCGGTAATACTTGAACCATTGGTTGCTCCACTCTTTCCATAATAACAATAAATATTTGCGTTGCTTTCTAATGTATCAGCAACCTTAACCCAAACGGTTGCCAATGCACTATCACCACTACCACTAACGCTCTCAACCCAAAAGGGTAAAGTTGTTTCACCATCATCGTCTGTAAACCTTAAATCACCTCCATCGTCTTTTGCTGCTGGAAAATCAGCGGAATGTCCACCTAAATCAAAATTCTCACCAGTTGCACTTGCTGTTGCTCCAATTAGAAGTTTAACTTGGTAATCTGTTCCAGCTCCACTTTGTCCTGTAATCGTTATTTGTTTTCTATAACTCCAACCCGTAAGCCAAGCCATACTACAATGCTAATTGATATACTCTACAAGAAATAAGAGTATTACCATCTTTATAGTTAGTTAAGTCGGCCACATTTGCTGTTAAAGTAAAATCAGTATCGGCTCCAGTTGTATTATCTGAATCAACAGTGTCCCATTCTTCAGTTGTTCTATTGTAAATCTGTAAATAAATAGTTGATGAAGTTGGGGCAAGTGTTGATTGTCCTTCCCATTCCAAAGTACAAGAATTATTATCTTCACAATAATCCTTAAATTGATGAATCATATATTGCTGTGTTCCAGTTTGGTCAACCCTAATATCATTCTTACTTGCTACATCTGTATAATCTTGTTCTACATAATCTGTTTCTAAATCAGTGTCATCTGCTGGCAATTCAGCATAATCTCCCTTAGTATAATTTTGATAACCAGGACTAGGACTAGAACTTGGCGAAGCTGATTCAGAAGAACTTTCACTACTAGAAGGAGATGAACTTTGACTAGATGAAGGACTACTTGATGGACTTGATGAGGCAGACGATGATTCTGATGATGATTCTGAACCAGCTGCTGTATAGGTAGCGTAGATGGATAAATTTCTGTTTTGTGTACTACTGCTTTGAGTCCAAGGATTTTCTGCACATTTCTGGGCATACGTAGTTGCACTAGAGATGTCATAATATTCTGTTTCAGATGTTCCAGAATCATACGCAATATAGAGATTAGTAAATACAGTGAGGTCAGCTTCGTCTCCAGATACATTAAGCACATAATCATCAACACTCAAAATCTCATTATTACACGTAAATTTATACCACCCAATAGTACCATTAACAGATAAGTCTATAATCTCTTTATGGGCTATCTCTTTGTGTGAGCCAGATTTTGGGTCATCTTTTATATTTGCAAAAGCAGTAACATCAACTGTTTCAGTCCCACTACTAACACTTAAACCAACGTGTAAACTATCTAAGGTCCCATTTGCAGATAAACTAGATACTCTACCAATTCTACCACTTTGGTCTCCATAACTAATGGCTACCTGTATTTTAGATTCTCCAAGTGTCACATACCCAAACGTCGGGTCTATAATCACTGGATAAACTGCTTCATCTAAAAACTTTTGTGGGATAGTAACCGTAAGCAGTTTATTTTGTACGTCTACGTTCAGTTCTCCCCACACTTTATTGCCTTTACTATCGCTTACTTCTGGTCTATAGATATGAAATGCTTTACCGCACTTGTACTCTTTTCCTGCACTATCATTCATTCCTCCTTTAGTCTTGTGATAGACCGCATAGGAACCAATTACATTTTCAGGTCTTGATGCTCCTTGTTCAATTTCTTCCTCAGTTAATTCTGGCTGGTAAAAGAAGTCTAGTTCTTTAGTTTCAATGGTAAACTCTAAGACATTAGATGCTGGTTTTTTATCAAGTATGACATTAAACTCATACGCACCTTCGGGGTTAATATTGTCTTGCGGTAATTCAAAATATTCTGCCTTTACATCTCCCTTTTGCCAAATAATTTTATCATTATCAGTAGTTACGGTTTCTGTTGACTTACCATCATTTTTTAATCTAACTGATACATTAACTTCATTATTCCATCTACATAATTTTACTTGTGGATAGAAAGTATCTGGTTGCTTGTCATCTCCAATAACAACATCTATCTTGTCTTTTGGCTCGCCAATTTTATCTAATTCTGCGTTCTTAATTTTAGCTAACGAAAAAGCATTACTCGCTACCGAGTATTTGCTTTGTATTTCAGAACTTAAATTGTTTAAATCTATTGTTGGCATTTTAATTCATTAAGCTGTTCTTCCTTCCAACCAGGAACTGGCCAGAACTTTTCTAATAACCACGAAACAGGATACTTCTGTTTGGGCCATTTGTTATTCCAAAACATATCCTTTACTTTTCCCTTTGTTTGTTGCACCTGACTTCCTGGATTTGGATATGGAAATCCGAAGTCACCTCCTTGTGTTCTAAACATATGAGCATACCAAGTATTGTGATTGACTATACATTTTCCACCTGATAACCAGGTTTTTAAAGCTACCTCTATCCCTTGATTTCCCCAGCTCCCAAAGTCCTCATCGCAAATATTAAGTTCCCAATACTTCTCTCTTGTCATCATAAAGCACGAACCCTGCAAACTCATTGTTTCTGTGAACCCTGTTTTCAATGCTTCAAGATATTCTGGTCTTTTCGTGTACTCCCTGAAGTATTGAAAATGAGGCTCGCTATCAAAGCAGTAAGAATTGCTTTGAGGGTTTTCCTTTCCCTTCCATATCATTTTCCTCTTAAAATCTGTTGTGTTGTCGCAATTAGGACAACTTGTTGGCGTTGGCCCTTGATACCATTTCTTGCCACACTTCATACACTTCCAATCAAATGCCCAAAGGTTTCTCATTGTTGGAACTACTGTCCAATCGTCTTGCATCCCATCCATTAACTTGACATCAAAACCTTGATCAAAGGAACAATGAGCATCGCATTTCATAATGTACTTAGCCCTTGATAATAAAGCACATTGATTGGTAATTGCTCTTTGGCCTATGCTTTCAGAATAATGAACAATAACTACATCCTTATGGTCTTTAATAACTGGATTGGCCCACTGTCCATCTAAGCCAACAATAATCTGCGTGTTCCCCTCTTTGTGTTCTAAAATATCTTCTATTGTCCTAGCCAGAAACATTTCATTCCTAGCTGGTATAAGTATGCTTAAATCGTAATTCATTTCTTTATCCAGAACCAAGATGGCATCCTGTCACCCTCATCGGTAACAAACCACACCTTAATTCCCTTACTGTAGGTCCATGCCTGAACCACATCTTTAACATCAATCCTTTCATACTCATTAACCAATCTTGTAAAATCATGGCCAGCAATTATACCCCCCTTCTTGACCTTTTTGCTCCACTCTGCAATATCATTAGTTACTTGTTGAAACTCATGATTAGCGTCTATATAAACAAAATCCAACGACTCGTCTTCAAAATCCTTAACAGCATCCATTGAGTATTTCTTAACAAGAACTGCCCTGTCTCCAAATGGCTTTGTTTTTTCTACTGCCTTTTTATAGTATTCTTCATACTTTCCCTGCTTCTTTTCTCTATAATCCTTATATGTCTCCCAGCAATCTATGCAGTGAAGTTTCAAATCTGGTATCTTACTTAATAAGCACTCTGAATACTTGCATTGTTCCACTCCAACCTCTGCACCAGTTTTAATTTCCAACTCATTAAGTAAATAAGGCAAATGTTTCCAGCGAGAAATCTTAATATAATAAGGTGGTTTTTTGCTTATGTTTATTTTGTATTTATCAATAATGTATTGTTCTCTGTTCATATTTTAGGTAAGTAATCCTTCCAGTTATTAGGCCATTTTGGAATTGGCATAAAAGCCTCAACCTCTTTAATGAAAGTTTCCCTGTTCTTATTCACATAATAATCAAATGAATATGCAATGCTTTCTTTAACCTCATCCCAGTCAAGGCTATACATTCTTCCATATTTCTTTCCCTTGTGAAGGTGTGCAAACCAAGTATTCTTATTAACCTTAACCTTTCCTCCATTAGCTAGTGTCTTGCAAACAATCTCTTCATTCTCTTGAGCAAATCCTCCATAGCCCTCTATTTGCATTAGGCCTAACTTGTTAAACCAATCTTTGTGCATAAAATAACAAGAGCCTTGAAAGCTCATCACATCATCAATTAAGATGTCCATTCTCTCTATTGTTCTTGACTCCCATCTATAAGACCTCAATCTGTTCTTTTTAAAGTCTTGCCACATTGGATATTCATAATCAACAGGTGGTCTATCGTCTTGTTCTAGTTTCCAGTTCTCAGCATCTAATCTTAGCCTTCTTGGAATCATTACCCAGTTTTCCTCGCAATCTCTCTCTAGCTTGGTATCAAACCCCTCATCAACCATACAGTGGGCGTCTAAAACCATTATGTGGCCTTTGGTAGCCTGTCTAACTGCTTCGTTGATTCCATGGCGTTTCTTGTTAACATTAGGATTAAACTCAAGTTCAATGTATTTTATTCCTGGTATTCTTTGAACATCATAATAGCTATCCAAACAAACAATAATCTCAATATCTCCTCTCGCCTTGCTTAATACATCAAGAATTGTTTGATTTAAAAACTTCTCGTTTTTACTTGGTATAATTACTGTTGTTCCTTGAGCCATAAATAAAAATCATTAAAACCTTTTTCAAACATTACCTCAGGTTTCCATCCTAGTAATTTCTCGGCCTTTTCTAAGCTAATGTCTTGATCAAAGAAATCGTCTTTTCTGTCTGGCACAAATATCATTCTCTCTGCTCCTAAATCTACTGCCATTCTAGCAATGTCTATTACTGATACTCTTTCGCTTCCAGCAAAGTTAATTGTTTCTCCAATTACATTACTCTCGGTTAAAAGAACTAATCCTCTAACTAAATCATCTAAATGAATAAAGTTTCTTGCTTGTTTGCCCACTCCTGTAATTGTAATATCATCATGGTCTACTGCTGCCTGAGCAAACTTCTGAATACACATATCAGTCCTCATTAACTTATTTGTACTTGGCCCATATACTGTTCCAAATCTTAAGATGTTATACTTAAGTCCCTTGGATAATCCCCACATCTTGACTAGATATTCTCCTGAAGCCTTTGACATAGCATAAGTATCAGTAGGGTTTATCTGTGTCTTTTCTGTGCAAGGAAACTCCATTGGGTCACCATATATACAACAAGTAGAAACAAATTGTAAAAGCACTCCCTTTTCAGCACATACCTTGGCAATATTATTTGTACCAATGATATTCACATCAAATGTTTCATCAGGATGTGCATCAGTATAAGTTAATTCAGCTAGTGCAGCTAAATGAAAAACCATATCTTTTTCGTCTATGGCTTCTTCTAATTCTTTAATATTCCTAATGTCTTTAGGTCTGTCAAAAATCTCAACATCGTGACCTTTTTCCTTAAGGGCAATTGCGAGTTTTGCTCCAATATACCCTGCTCCTCCAGTTAATAAAATTTTCATAAATGCTTCGCCTTATTATTATCTTAATACATTAACCAACACAGTAAAATTACCAGTTGGCGTTTCACCATCAGTGATCGTAACCACTGCCTTCATAAACCTCAATGCACCTAACGTGATTGGATCCATGAACAAAATATCAGTACCAGCACTGTTCCTAGTCTTTGAAGCTACCCTAGTAAGCGTTTGGCTGTTTGTTGTGGCAATGTTATCAACAATCATATTATAAGTTACGAATGTTGAACCATCGGTAGAAACAGTAACAGACAAAACACCAGATCTGTTATTAACAATTCCCCCTTCTGTCAAAGATATTGCAATTGCTTTAGCACCTGAAATATCAATAGCAGTAGAAGTAGCTGTAGCAGTAATTTCATCATGAGCAGTGTATTGTTCATTTCCATTTGGTTGAATTGGTTTTGAATCTCTGTCCATAAAAATTATTTATTATTTATAATAGCCCGAATGATGTGGGGCAAGAAATATACCTGCCCCACATATTTATACTTAAGAACCAGGGGTTAACTTAATATAATATGCATCAGAACCAATAAGAACTTTTGCATATTTAGCAGTTCCACCAGATTTGTCATCAGTATCAATACTCTTTCCAGAACCAGCAGTGCCAGTAAACTTCATGAATCCGATATCATCATCATCTTGAGATAATTCTAGACATACAGTAGCACCAGTTGAACTGTCCTGTTTAATCAACGCACATGCTCTTGTAGCAGAAGCAACATTGCTATTTACATATAGAGGCAATGCATCAGCAGTTCCATTGTCTATTTGACAAACAATAGGATTGTTAGTTGCAGTTCCACCAAATGTAAAGTTAACAACAGTATCAGTATTAGCAGCAGGTGTACCAGTGTTAGTTACCTTAAGCATGCTTGCAGCATTTAAAGCCCCAGCACCAGCAATAGATACTCCGTGAGTAGTTGTATTGTCAGTTACTGAGTATAATCCAGAAACATTCTTACCTGTACCAACCAATTCAGCAATAATTGGTTTATTAGTAGCAGTACCAGTGAATTCAAATCTTACTAGGTTTGAACCAGCAGCAGCAGGTGTTCCACTTCCAACAACATGCAATAATGCTTTATTATCAGCAATTGCACCAGCACCAGTAATAGTAACAGCACTCTCTGTTGCAGCACTTGTTGTGATTTGAACAGCCTTGGCATCTTTAGCAGCAGTAACCTCTAAAGCACATGCAGCAGTGTGAGGGGTTCCTCCCATTGTGATTACTAAAATATTACCACCAGTAGCCAAATTGCCATCATTGGTTAGCTCAAGAACACCAATACCATCAGTCATAGCACCACCTCCATTGATTTTAACAACACTAGATGCAGTTGGATCAGCATCAACAGATAAAGCTGTAAGGGCCTTACCAGCACCCACAACCTCAATTCCGATAGCTGCAGCATTAGGGGTACCACCGATAGTAAATCTAGCAAGGTTTCCACCTGAAGCTAGGTTGCCATCATTAGAAACCTCTAATACAGCCTTGTCAGAAGCTAATGCTCCACCACCATTTATCTTAACTACTGAATTGTCTACTGAATCTCCATCAATGCACATTGCTTGCATTAGTTTTGAAGCTCCAACAAACTCAATACCAATAGATCCTTCAACGGGGGTTCCAGTTGGTGCAACCCTGATTTGGTTTGAACCAGAAGCAGAATTACCACTTGAGTTTATTAAGATAATGGCTTTATCGTCAGCAGTAACACCACTAGATGTTAATGTAACAAGATTCTCTGATGTTTGAATACCAGTAATCTCTAATGCTTTGGTTGAATTAACACCAGTAGTAATGGCAGTAGCACCATCGGCTTTAATAGCGAATCTAGCTGAACCATCATTACAACTAAAGAATGTTCCAGTAGTCATTCCAGCAGCTGTGGTAACCAATGAAACCATATTTCCTTCAGTTAATCCATTAGCAGTCATTAAAAATCCATTACCAGTAGTTAAGGAAGTAGAAGTAACAGCGATTAAATTAGCTGTAGTAATGGTGTTGTTTGTTACAGCAACAGTAGATGCATTGTCAGCATCAGTAATAGTTAAAGAACCATCACCCATTGATACATCACCACCAGTTAATGTAATACTATTTGAACCAGCAGATCCTGTTACAACCAATGTTGTTCCAACAGTAACTGCTCCAGTTGATGTTCCAGCAATAGTAACTGTTCCAGCACCAGTAGCATCAATTGCTAAATTAGCAGCAGCAGTTAAAGTATCGCAACCTGTAATAGCTGTAAAAACTGCAGCACCAGCCTTAGTAACTGACCATGTTGAACTAGTTCCAGTAACATCGTTTCCAGTACCAGAATTGCTAAAAAGTAATAATGCTCCACTTGCAAGTCCTGTCCCAGCCATTGTAAGGCCATTGATTGCAGCCTTGTTCAAGTTAAAAGTAAGAGTAGTGTCATCAATGGTCAATGTTTTGTCTAGATCGTAGACCTCATCCCAAGATGAAACTCCACCACCAGAACTAGAAACAGCAGCCCAAGATGAACCATTCCAATACTTTAAAGCATTGCTAACAAAACACAATCCACATCTATTGGCATTTGTATCAGCAGGATTAGCAGTATAATTTGCTAACTCTAACCAACCAAGAGATGATTTAATGGCTTGTTTTAAGTCATCCATAATTATTTCTTATTAAGGTTAATAATTCTTTTTCAACATTATCATTGTATCTATTTTGGGCTGAGAGGTGAAGTGGGATGTAGCCCTTAGCTAATAAATATGCGTCTTTTTCAGAATTGGTAGACTTATGAATTCTTCCGTCAATTTCTAGAACGATCCTAGAATTGATAAGAAAATCTATTTCATATTTTCCAATCCTGCAATGTGACTTAAATTTTATATGATTTTGTTTAAGGATTTCACCAATCACTCTCTCAGCTTTTGTCCTTTTAGATAATCTGATTAGTTGATTTCTCATTACGCTTATATAGCATCTTGGAGAAAAAAGATTGCTATCATATAGGGTTTTAACGAGTTTTACTCTCCAGCTTTGCCTTCAACTTTTTCTTAATCTCAAGAATTAGGTCACCTCTTGAAACAACATTTGGATCAAACATTATTTTAAGGCCTTGAGCCTTTTTAACCAATTCTGGCATAGGCATAATCTCAAGCGACTCTTCTATGCTTAATGGCTTTTCCTTGCCCTTAGAAGCCTTTTTAGGGGCTGTAGGAGCTAGTTTTCCAGCTCTAACCTCCTCAACAGTCATACCATTCTTGTGAATAGCATCTAGTTCCTCTTGTGTCCAAGGTATACCAGGGGCTTTGGCTCTACCTTGTTTTACTAATTTACCCCAATTTATTCCTGCGTTCATAAAAATAAGTTATTTTAATCTTCGCCTTTCGGCTTCGCCTTTACTCGACTTTATGTATTGTCACCCTTTGAACCAAATATATAAGCTGGGTAACCTCTTCCTAATGAATAGAAAAAGTCAATTGAATAATCCCAGTTCTTATTTGAATAAACTTCTTCTGGTGCGTCTAATGCAGGTCTTTCAGCAAATAATGCTTTCAAGCTCTCTTTGATTCCTGTTGAATCAGCCAAGAACCAGTAAGCCTTGCAATCAGTTGAATCAGATAAAGTTTGTAATCTTGGGTAGCAAATGATATTCCTAATCTTACCCTTTAATGGGTTTCTGTCATTGTTAGCAGAACCAGGTAAGTAATCTGAATAGCAAATTCTTTCAGCTAAATCTAGGTTGTAAGGAGTAACAATTAGAGTGTCCAAATTGATTGGTCTTACTAAATTGTTAGGATCCTTGTGAACCATTGCTGCTTGTCTTGCGTACACAATAGCATCTCTTGAAAGAGCTGGATTTGTGTTTGTTCCATCAGTAATGATGTTAGAAAAAGTATTGCTGTTTAGATTGTTTGAGTGAGAAGCACTAAATAATGCTAATCCATCAGGACCTACAGATGATATTGATTGTCCGTAAACATCAGTATAACTTGTAGAAAATCCGTGACCAATTAAATCAGCCATTGATTGATCAACCTTGTCAAAAGCATCTGCTGAAGCAGATCTAACTATTGACTCAATTTGATCATGCAAATCAAACTTTCTCATTTTCTTAGTAATAGGAACAATTGCTCCATAATACTCTTGTGTGTAAGTAATGTTGTCGCCTTCTTCAGTTGTTAGTCTAGGTAAATCTTGACCTTCGGCTACTCTCTTAATTCCAGCTACTCCATGAAGGATTAGGTGGTCATAAGTCAATCTATTTGTGTCTCTGACATCAAATATCTTGAAGCCTACGTTTTCACCGATTTTCCTAGATGCAACCTCGTTAAAGATAGACTGTAAGTCATCCGTTAACTTTGGAAAATCTTCGGTTGTAATCATGTTATTTATTAAATGTTAATTATTCTTATGTAGCAGTAAATCTGCTAAACTTTCCGATAACCTTCTTAGATGTTTCTGCAACACCTACAATTTCTTCTATTAAAAATACTTTTTCAGAAGTAGCGTCTGGATTAAGAGTGGTTGATGTAGCTAAATCACAACGTGTTCCAATATCTGCTATTGAAACAACATCATCACAATCAGCTTCAAACCTTACGCCCTCAACAGGCATCACCAAACATTCTGTATGAGATGAGCCATCAGTGGTAACATCTTCCATTGCAACAGCATAAACATCCTCTGAAGTTGAAGCAGCAGCAGCAAGATAACCAGAAGCCCATACCAAAGCCTCACCCTTCTCTATTGTTTGAGAAACAGCTAAAGGTAGCTTAAGCATTTTTCCAGAATCAAAACTTATTGGTAAAATCATGTATGTTAACTTAATTATTTATCTTCTGTCTTGTACCAGCTATCAGCTGGCTCTGACCTTTTAAGAACTCCTCCCTTTCTAATCTCTTGGCCTTTAGACATTCCACTATTAACCGATATAGACTTCTCGTGAGCAAGGTTTCTTTGAATATCTTTAGCAGCTATTTCAGCATTTCCATCAGGGTCAGCATAAGCATCGTGCAATATTCTAGCGTCTTTTAAATCAGCAAGAATACCTTCAACACTAGCCTTGCCCCTTCTTGGAACATAATACTTAATAATATCCTTCCACTTCTTGTCTACGTAGTCGTCTTTACAGGCTTCTTTAATAGCTTCCTGTTCTTTCTCGGCATAGAACTCGGCCTTGGTTACATATCCAGTAGGATCTAACCCAGCCTTCCTGAACTCTTTCTTTTCAGTAAAAGCTTTTTTATAGTTCTCGCCATCTTCGGCTTTCTTTCTTAACTCCTCTAACTCAGTTTTTGAGATAGAGATAACGTTCTCGTCTGTCCCTTGTGAATCTTCCGATTCATCTTCAGGCAAAGACTTTACTTCTTCTTCAATGTCCTCTTGGACATCCTCTTGTGGAAGTTGTTTTTCTTCCATTGTTTCTTCATCCATAGTTTTAAACCTATTATTTTAACTGGCCAGGTCTACCAGCTTATGGTTTATAATCCCAGCTAAGTGCTGGTCTCTCCACTAAGTCAAAGGCGAAGCCGACGAAATACCTAGTGGAGAGAACAACACTCTTGGGAGCTTTCGCCCCCAAAAGGCTGGTTAATTTCTATTTAATGTTTTCAAATGCCTCACACCATTCATCATACATGGTTGCCATTGGGCCACTGAAGACCTCTTTAGTGTCCATGATGACATCTTTAACCCCATAAATTGTCTCTTGATTAGCAGGGGTAACATCTACAACAAGCGTCTCATTCAAGTAATCTTCATACTCTTTGTTAAACTTATCCATGTCTTTAACCTTGAAAGAGTTAGCAATACTTTTATCTGTTGTTTCTTTTCCATCCTTATCTAAATAAACTAACTGCTCATTGCCTTCCTTGTCCTTCTTTTTCTCTGCGTGTTCTTCAGCCAATCTCAATCTTTCAGCATCAATCTCGTTTATTCTTTCCTCTATTAGTTTCAAGAATCTAGTTCTTGCCCTTGACTCCTTACCATGTAACATTTGTTGAGCTAGCCATTGTGCCAAGGATATAATGCCTAGCGACTCATTCCTAATAAAAAATGTATTCTTAAGTGTTAATTTCTTCATGTTCTTCACCTTTATTATTATTTATTCTTGTTGCCTCATACTTCAATGCATCCTGCAGACTAGACAAGAGGTTGAGTAATTCTAGTCGTCGACCTATCTCAACATCTCTTTGCCTTTCTGTGAGGCTCGTCTGACCTAATGTTTTCAATATCTCGTAATCTCTTTTCTTAATGTATTCGTATACGCCACTCCCCCTAGCAGTAGACCTAATCCATAACTTAATAACTTCCTGATTGACATCCTTGTAGCTTGTCCACCCATCTAATAACTTAAACAATATTCTAATAATTAAATCTCTCATGGCTTCTTAATTACCTGTTGAGGCTGTTGCATTGCTTCTGCCCCTTGGGTATTCTTTATTTGATTAGCTTTTGCCTTTATGTCCCTGTATGCCTTAAGCATTTCTTCAGGATCATCATCATATGCGTCACACATTTCAATAAAATACTTCTCAATGTTAAATTGTAAAAACTCTGGAAATATCTCTGCAAGTATCTGCAACTTCTCTGTAATAATAGCCTGCTTCTTAACCCTAGAACTCTTGTATAGATTTTCAGACAATACGCTGATCGTAAATAAATAATTGTCCAAATAAGTAGTATTAACAAATACCTTCTTGAAGCCTTGGCCACTCTTTTTCATTATCATCTCCCTCTCTACATTGGCTTCTTCCTGAAGTTTCTTAACCTTCTTGGGGGATAACTCAATAAACTGAATAGCAAGGATTCCAACCTCTTCATCTAAATTACCAGTATCATCATTCTTAATCTTATAGCTAGCATTGTTAATATAATAAGTCTTGTAAACCTTTTCTTCCTTGCCTTTTGAGTTGATAATCATTCTTGGTTGAGGATAGTTTAATTGAATATTAGCAAGTCTTAACTGATTCTTCTGCCTCCATAAGTCAGCAATAAACTCACTAGTGATCGTTCTTAACTCCTTTAACTGCTCATCGGCCAAAACAGCCTCTCTTGCTGTTGGCTCTTTGTCCTTCATAATATCTGGAATGGTTGGAAATTGTTCAGCAATACGCCCAGAAATAAGCTCAAGCATAGCCACATCAGAACTATTGGGTGGGCTTATTGGCATCTCTTTAACCTGAGTAATATCGTCAACGTAAATCTTTGTTGAACCAGTAAGAATCTCATCCTCTAAATCAAACAAGTCTTGATTGGCCCTGCCAATAAGAAGTGCTGGGTTAATGCTCCTAAATTCCTTGTCCATTATTGAATTGAATTGAGTGTTAGACAAATCATACAACGACTTCAAGACATTAGGGGCAGAATTACCATAAAAGAATTCCTTATCAACGAATGGTTTGAATATTGTCTTAGCAAAAGGATAAACAGGAACACCATTAAATGTCCATAGAAAAGGTGCATCTAAAATAAGCACACCATTAGCAACAATAAAATACCTGTAAGAATACTTGTTGTTCTCTCCCCCTCTCTTACAATAAAACCTAATAACCTCAATTGAAGTCTCATTAACCCTTCTCTCCCAGCTTGATTGACTATAATAGGTCTGATTCTCTCCCACTAACTTCTGAACAGAACCCCTGTCTTTAACATATTTAGCATCAGCATATTCTCCAAACTCACAATAAAAGTCCTCTTTAGAATAATACTTAACCCAAGCCAATTCAGGTTGAGCCTGTATTTCATTGATTCTAAAATCTTTAATATACATTTCAAGCAGTGGAACGTTTATAGAGATACATCTATCATCAACATTAACCTCTCTTTCCTCGAACTCTACCCTGCCATTAGCAAGATCGTAGCTCTTAATGAAAGGTACTTTCTGTTTTGTTTTAAGGTATCCCTCATATTCAATCACTGTTCCTTTGGCAGCACAATTCCAACAGCTCCAAAAGTTCTCAATAATAGGATTAGAATCAATTGTGTAAGAATGCTTTATCAATTCCTTTGCAACAAAGGCCCTGTCAAAATCAATCTTGTAATCAGCTCCTTGAGCAACCACAATTGAATCAGGAACATTCAAAGCATACCCAGAAATAATCTTGGTAGTCTTATCAGCAATAGTTGGCAATGCAACATTGGCCTGCCAATCCTCCTTATCTTGAGCATCTTTTGAAACAACATAAGCGTTAAGCCTCTTATCACCATCATCAATCCAATTCTTAAGAGTAAGGTCATTAAATTCAGGATAAGTTCTATTCCTCGCAGATATCATATCATCTAATTCGTGATAGACAAATTTAATTATTTCCTCTTTCTCTGGTGAGGGCTTATAAGTATTTATACTAACTGCAGATTTAGTTGTTTTCATTAGATTATTATTACAAATTATTAAATAGTGTCAAGATTTTATATGGCACTTAAATTATATTTTCTGCTTCTATCTTTCTTCTTTTTCTCCTTAAGTATTTTCTTGTAAAAAAACATCTCTTGTGGCGTTGGTGCATTGACAATATCGTGGTCATAAAACGTCAAAGCAAGAGCATCAGCAAACCCAGGACTTCTTATCCCCTCCTTTCGCATCTCATCCTTGGACTTAATGATAATCTTTCCAGAACTATCTGGCTTGTATTTGATATGCTTAAGCTCCAACCATCTCTCATCTTGAGATAGCATTCCACCTCCTTTAATCCACTTCCTTAACTTCCAGAACATCTCTGCTCTCTTGTTATAGCAAGCAGGATCACTAGAAGCCTCTCCAGCATTAACCCCATAGATACTCAAAGCATTGGCATATTGAGCATTAACTTCAAGCATACGCCTGAATACACCAGCCCCAACACCAATCTTATCAATGAATACCTTCTTCTTTGGACTCTTGATATCATTAGCCATTAGCAATGCTTGACCAGTTAACTGCATAACATCAATAGTTTCTGAAGCAAATAGTATCTCTGCAAAGCCAGTGCTTTTCTTAATTATAGCTGCAACGTCTCCTCCACCATCTGAAGGATCAACAGCAATCTTCTCCTCACCAAAATGCTGACCACCTTCTCGCATGGCCAATCTTATCTCCTCTTCTGTGAGTAATGGAACAAAACCTTTCATATCAATAGCATCAGCAGCAGGAAATTCACAATCATAAAGAATACTAAACAAAGGTTCTTTCCTCATCTCATCAATAAAGGACTGAGAAATCCTTCCCTCTTGAACTCCTTGTTGCCACTTAACAATGAATTTATTATAACTATCATCCTCATAACTGCGTAAAAAATGATTACGAGCCATTGGATTACCAATCTTAAGCAGGTAATTATCCTTGTGTCCCCCAAGCATACGCATTACAGTAGCATGAGATAAGTCTGATACCAAAGCTGACTCATCTTCAATAACGTTTGGCGAACCAAACCCCATTAAAGACGTAGATAACTCCGACTTTCTGTTGGATTGTGCAGATAATATCAATATTTCACCGAACTTAGATGGCCCTATTTTGAACGTTAGCTTGTTTTTTGACCTCTCTCTTCTGATTTGCTCAAGACTTTCATCCTGCTTTATCACTAATCTATCTAAAAAAAAGGCATTGTCAAAACAATGTTGGATAACATAACTCATAATAATCTTGGCTTTCTCCTTGGTTGGACCAATGATTGTCCATTTTTCAGGATAGATAGATGCCCTGCATAGCGTTGCCATTGACGTAGTATCAGACTTTCCAAACTGCGTATAAGTCATGATATGATTTCTTGGATGAGTTCTTTTGAATATTGTCTCAAACAATACAGTCTGCGAAGGGGTAAGATTAAAAGGATTACCATAAGAATCAAGGAAAAGCTCTTTAGCCATTTCCCTGCATTTCTTTTGGCTATCAGTCAATTGTATTGGTTCTAACTCCATATAATAACTTAGGGTTGGCTCTGTGTGGATCGTAAAGGCATTACCCCCCAGCCAGGCACACAGAACCGAGAATAAACCCTGGCTGTAAACTTAATGCACACCCTAGAATGAATCAGGTAAGATAAAACCTCGTTGGGGCCAGGATGTGCTATTACCCCCAACCCTAAATCATCATACTACTTAAAAATATCTTTTATAGCATCAATAACAGATAAAAATATAATACCAACAAAATAAATAATTGCACCTATCCCTGCAATAATAAGTACTAAATCTAAAAACGATTGCAATGTTCCTAATACATCCATATTACTTTTTCTTTATTATCTTTTTAACTCCCTCTAACCATTTGTCCTGTTTATACTTAGGACTCTTCATTTCACCTGCTCTTTTCTTAAGCCATTCTCTATGAGCAGCTTCTTTCTCTTCCATAGCAGCCTTCTTGTTTAACCTATCTGCATAACCTGCAGTTCTATTAACTTCTTCTAGCTGCCAACTTGCCCAACCATCACTTGGCTCTCTCTTTTGTTTATTTGCCATATAAATATCTTAATTATTATTCTTCTGCGATTTTCTTTAAGGACTTCGCAATGTCCTCGGCTGATCTCCTGCCATCATTAAGATCAATCTCAATCTTATCTTGCCACTTGTAATTAGCCTTCAAATTGAATATGCCGACCACTGGTGGTATGTCACCATTAAACATTCCTCTCTCTACGCAATGCTCACAAAAGTCCTTTGCCTTTTTTATTGCGTTACTGATGTCAGGAACCTTATCTTCTCTCTTTTCATATTCAACCAATGTTTTCCTACTTGTGTCAAGAGCAACAGCAAGACCAGTGATCGTAATAGGCTCTATCTGAACTCTCTTCTTAACAGGTCTCTTCTTTGGTTTCCCATTCTCCCCTATAACAACAAGACCAGTCTCTTCATCTCTTACTTCTTCGTCTATCCATTTCCACTCAAAGCAACTATTAAAGTAATCATCTATCATTCCTTGCAATTGTTTTAAGTCTCTATACTTTAAAGGCCTTCCCATTTCTCTTGGGTTAGTACTTTCTGTAGTATTTTCTTCTTTGTTATCTTTGCTCATTTCTTTTTGGCAAACACTTCTAATACATTATACCTCTTCATGGTATCAGCTATTTCTTTGGAAAACTTCACCCCATTATCACCAGACAGATCAATACCAACATACATTACATTGGTATCTAATACATCATTCTTGTTAGCAAGAGTTCCAAGCATTTCCTTAATCTTTAGCTCAACCATCTCTTCTGTCTTAACGTAACTTTGAGTTAATAATCTATCAATCCTCTTTGAATAACTCTCTAGCAGTTTTTTTATATATAAGGACTCTGATTTTGTTTTCAATTCTTGTTTCATTGTTTTAATTATAACATTTAATTAAATCTTTGCAAGTCCCTTTTTAATCTAGCAAGTGATTGCTTTATTGCTTCAAATAATCCTTCTACGTGATATATGTCTATAAACATTTGAGATATTGGCATAGCACACAATGGACAGATAGTGGGATAATCTTCTTCACTTTCATAGTCCTCTGGAATAAACTTCCAGACTTCTTTACATTTTTTACAAATATATGTTGTTATCATTTCTTTAATTTATTTACTTTATTGGTCGGCTTTATAATAATACTTCTTGTCTTAATCTTTGTCTGGCTATTTCACAATACTCTGGTTCTTTTTCTATTAAAATAAAGTTTCTGTTGAGGTTTTTACACGCTACTCCTGTTGTTCCACTTCCAGCAAAGCAATCAAGCACTAAATCTCCTTCTTTACAGCTTCCTTTTTTGAGTATTTCTTCCCAAACTTTAATTGGTTTAGGACATGCGTGTCCGTTTTTTTCACTTCTTTCGTTGCTTACAATGATGTCTGGTCTAGCACCCATTCTGTTTGCACGATATGGGTTCTTTCCATAAGCGAGTATTGGTTGCCAGCAAGTAAAACCCCATTTGTTTTGTCCTGCACCTGCGGTCATTACCCAAGCCAAAGTCCAATCTGGTTTAGGATATAAATGTTGGTTGCCATTACCGCACGTAATTAAAACGACTTTCCCAATTCTCAAAACTTCTGGCATAAATGCATCTATGAGTTTCTTTAGATTTTCTTGTGTATCTTCATAACTTTTATATTCATAGTTTACACCATAAGGAGGGTCGGCTAAAACCAAATCAATACTCTTATCTGGTATATCTTTCATAAACTCTAAACAATCTCCTTGTATTACTGTATTTTTTAATTCTTCTATTGTTTTCATTTTATTATTTGGTATAATCTTTATACTAATTCTTAATCATCGGTTCAACCCTAATATCTTTCTCTGCCAATTCTTCTTCTTTGAATTTCCCCCTCTTATACATAATTCCATACTCAACAATATTCTCTTTCATATACTTCTCTGCTATATCAAAAGCTCCATCAATAGTAGTGGCTTTGCCGATTAGAAAGCCGTTATCGGTTTCAATGTCTTTGTCCCAAACCTCAAATGTTTCCTTGTTTATTTCTAAAAAATTATTTGCTGACATTTTTTTTTAATCTTGTTTACAGTTTACAGTAAACTGTAAACTGTAATGGACAAAATATATGCTTTTTGTTTATTATGTGTATATTAATATATCTAAATAATACAAATTATATTACTTACTACCCCAATTATACATAATTTGGGTATTAGACTGCCCTAATTCTGTATATTTTGGGTATTACTTCTTAATATATTTCTTTAACTTTCTTCTTGTCGGTGTATCTTCGTTATAGAGCCACGATATTCTAACCCCTAAACCAAGTATAATAATTTCTATGCTTGCCTCGCCCAGATAACTCTCGTTCTCAAACTCTATGCTAATCGGATTGAAGGTGTACCAATTAAACTTGTAAAAGAGTTGGATGTATTCGTTGATAAAATTAATTGTTAGATGTTTTATCATAATTATTCTAAAATTATCCTAATATAATAATAAATATGCTGAATTGCAGAAGGCAACATCATTATGATTAAGAAAGCCATTACTGCTAAAAATAGATTCTCTACTTGGTCTTTTGTCATATGATTATTATTTATTATTATGCCCTGACAGAAAGGCAGAAGGAGATGCCATTTGTGAGGTGTTAGAGTCCCCTTTATGATAATAGGCATTCGGTTCTATTACCATAACTCCTTCTGACAAGGCACAATACCTTGTCATTGATTATTTTCTAATTAAGTGAATTGCTACTAATGCTACTAAAGCAATAGCACAACCTGTTAAAACTTTAACATTTAACATTAAAATATCTGTGCATTCCATATTTTTATTATATTATTATTATGCTCCTAATATTGCGACCACAAACCCAAGTACAAAGAAAATTCCAAATATTACTAAAAAGAATCTCCAATAACCTGCCCAAAATAATTCAAGTATTGTTGTTTCTGGATTCTCCTCTAATACTTCTTTTATTTTTGGATTAAAATAATTCTTCATATATTTATCTTATCATTATAGTTTTCCATATAATTGCTTATAGCAAGTCCAATGAGAACCATAATTATTATCTAACGCCCATAATAATAATGTTCTCTGACTATCTTCTGAATAGTAATCTAACCAATACATTCCTGATAAATCTTTCATCATATTGAATGTAGATTGCCAGAATTGTG